CGATGACAAGGACGAGGACGAGGACGAGGACGAGGATGAAGAACCTCTACCTCCTGCATTATTATTACCTCCACGAAGCTTTTTCTTCCTCGAAAATTTTACCTTTTTCATTTTCTTTATTTTTTTACTGAGATGCTTCTGCTTCATGGTTTTGTTGTGTCCTTTTCGTGGTATTTTTCGAGTGGACGGTCTTTGCTTCATTATATATAGAACAAAGAAAATAGATATGAAATATAGATGGCTTTTCGTTATTTGTCTTTTTTTCAAGAAAAAGAGTGTAAGAAAAAAATAGAAACCGTTTTATTGAGCGATCATTCGTATCGCAAGAAGGAATATTTTGAAGGAGATTTTCATTCAAACCATCCCGCTGTTACGTCTACTTTTCTTGCCCTCGGGAAACATCTACACGAGTCACAAAATAAAACGGATATTAGTCCGTACATGGAATAGGAGACAACCCGAGTTTGATCGTCCCAAGGGAAGCCACGTTATATTTAACAATCAAAGGAAGATCATTTCCTAAATAAATCTCGATATTGTTACATAGATTGGTACATTTAATAAAGTAATTCAAATTTTTGAGTGAAAATTCACCTTGAATGATAGAATTGTCTTTTTGCGCAAACTCCATTCCGTCGCTTTCAGAACGAACAATTTCGGCATTTGCAAACGGGCCATTACATTTAAAGATAAGTTGGTTATGTACGGATTTGATTTCTAATTTATCACTAATATTATTCAAATCACGAATGATTTTTTGAAAATCACAAGAAGGCATATGAATGATAGAAGAAAATGTAACATCAGGAACACTTAATTCTTCTTGATCTGGTTCAATTAGTTTAAGTTTTTGAATTTTACACTGCTTAATGTTTTTATTTTCAAATTTTAAGTTCAAGTATTCCACAATTCCTTGATTGTAATCTTCTTCTTCAATATAAATACTAAGGGTTTCATCATTGTCAATAGAATTAATCAACTTGAAAAAATGAAGCATATTGACTCCAACTATAATTTTATCTTGATTGCATTCATAATATTCGAAATTCTCTGCTTTGAGATGCATATTTACCAGAATGGTTTGAGATTTATCAAAATTAATAATTCGAATACCATCTTTTTGAAAGCATATATTGGTTTCCAATAAAATGTCCTTCAAAGCAACATTTAAAGTACGAAATGGAGATATTTGAACCGTTTTGATCATTAAAACATTTTGTTCCGGCATGGTGCGTTCAATTATAGAATTCTACAATGAAACCCTTTAAATAAAAATATACTCATTTAATATATGTCAAGTAAATACAGTTTCCAGAAGCGATGGCAATCATTGATATCTTTCGACGATATTCGAAAATATAAGTTAATAGAAATTATAGAGTTCACCATACTATTTTTTATAGTAAATATGGTCGTATCGAATATATTGAACAATGTGTACTTTGATAAAGTGGATGTGGAGGAACGTAAGCGCAAGATTTCAAACAAGAATCCATTTGAAATATCGATTTTTATTTTAACATTGATTTTAGAAACCGTGCTTATAACAATCCTAATTTTTTACATGAGAAAAATTGTATTATTGGTACCATCTTATGGTTCGCTAAAGAGCGATGTGTTTGAACCAAATACCGCTTTAGAGTACACAGTTCATATTGCATTGGTGTTTGTATTTTTGGAAATGATTCCTACATTCAAAGAACAGTATGTCATTTTGGGTCATTTATTACAAAATGAATAAATAAATGAAAGCATTATATATAATGATGTATGATTACACAATCATTGGAGGGGGGATTGCAGGATTGTATGCGACACAAGAACTTCATAAAAAAAACAAGAATTTGAGACTATTGTTGTGCGACGAAAGAAATTATTTTGGCGGAAGGCTCATTACGCATCAAAAGCCTCATTACGAGATTGGTGGCGCACGATTTCATGATGGACATCCTCTCCTTTTACAATTATTGAAAACATATCATTGTCATAAAATTCCTTTACCAAAAAGCAGTTTATTTTTAGAACAAACTCCCGAAGAAAACATAATCCCTTATCACCATGTAGAAGATACTCTGAAATCTATTATGAATCATATATTTGCAGATAGCAAAAAGTACTCAAAAGAATATTTACAAAAATTTTCTTTGAGCGAGTATATAACACATGAATACAAAGATCCCTTATTTGCGAAAAAAATAAAAGATATATTCGGATATCATTCCGAAATAAATGTTATGAATGCAAGCGATGCCCTTTTGTCTTTTGAAAAAGATTTTATAAGCAATCAATTTTATATTGTCAAAGAAGGATTCAGTCATTTGTGTAATAAGATGTATGAATATTTACGCAGCAAACAAAATATATCATGTTTTAAGAATACACGAGTCAATGATGTTCGGAAAAACGCAAAAGGAGAATTCATGGTGTATATGACCAAGGCGAAAAAAGACAAAATATATCAAACAAAAAATGTCATATTTGCCATCAAAGCACCTCAATTGTGTGTATTTTCGCTTTTAAAACCCATTCACTCTTGCTTGTCGTGCGTGTATGGAGCTCCTTTGTTGCGAATTTATGCAAAATATCCATTGCGAAGTGGAAAATGTTGGTTTGATGGATTACCAAAAACAATAACAAATAATATTTTGAGACAAATTATACCCATTAACCCAAGTACAGGATTAATTATGATTTCATACACCGATGGAGCGGACATATATCCATTTTTAAAAGACAAAAGACAAATTATATTGAAATCTGAAAAAGAATTACAGCAAATCATTGCAAAAGAACTAAAAATATTGTTTCCATCTTTCTCTATACCAAAACCTATTTATTTTAAAGCTCATCTATGGACCCTTGGCTGTCATCATTGGAAACCAAAATGTGATTCGGAAAAAATTATTCGACAAGTTCGTCATCCAATGGAGCATGTTCATGTTATTGGAGAAGCATTTTCTCATAAGCAAGCATGGGCTGAAGGAGCACTGGAATCCGTATTAGATATAATATAAAATGTATTTAAAGAACATTAATCTAAATCAGTTATATGAAAAGATTGTTTTATGCGAACCCTACCTCTCAAATATTTACATCGAATCCTTATTTGAAGAGTCAATTCACTTACAGAGAATATTCGAATTGGCACCAGACTTCCCCGACATTTACATGGAACGATTATGTTCAATATCTAAAAACTCAAAAAAATAAGTAATCTATAAAAAATTAATTTTGTTTATTTTATATAGATTTATGAAAAGAATTTTTTTATTGTTCTTGTCTTTTCTATGTGCGACGCAAGGTTTTTTGACCTTCCTAAATGTCCCTCCCAAACGACGAGTACAGTTGTATGAGTCACCGCAAAAACCTTTAAATGAGACCCATTGTGTTATTTTTTTCGGAGGTGGTAGTAACAGCATAACACATCGTATTTATGATGGATTCCTTACCTCATTACAAAATAAAAATATATCCGTGTATGTACCATGTTTCAATTATCAACACATGCCATATATGCTGCGCATATTAAATCGCAAATACAAAGATGTAACTATGATTGGTCATTCTTCGGGATGTAATACTGCCCTGAATCATTGTAAGCAAAAGGGAGTCTCGAAACTGATCCTAATGGACCCCGTGAAAACGAAATACCGAAAGAAATTTTCAATTCCTTTTGTTCGAACTATATGTATATTACGAGCCTTAAAATCATATAAAATTACTTACAATCCATTTGGATTACCATTTATTCCGTCTATATTCAGAATTACAGGAAAAAACATAATGATGAATCATCATAGTAAGATACATCTAACAGATATACCTGAATATGGACATTCGGATATACTAGAACCCGAAATTAGCAATATCATGCATTTTACGCGAATCACGGTTGGACATAAAAATAGAACCCATGAACATTTGCGTAATTATCATGAGATATTAACCGAATATTTTTCTTCGATCATCAAGAATCCGGTGAAAATAAATTATCCCACATGCCTCCCGTGAAATAAATTGGATTTTCGAAGTAAAAGATGCTTATGGGGTGTTTGAAAGTGATATTTCTATATTGGAACACCTCTTGATCATGATACATTGATAGAACCACATGAGCCATGGCTAATGACGAATCGTAATACAATTTATCAAAAATACCATTTTTATAGTAAATACGATCACTATATTTTATCAAGTTTTCATGAAGCTTTGCCTTTTTATGGGGTGGTTGGTAATTAAAGGGCAAATAAGCGATATTTAAATCAATATTGTCTTTATCGGAGGTCGTATGGACATTGGCTTGATTTGTTTTGAACGACGGAAAAAAAAAATCGAGAGATTCAGGAAGTTTAAAGCCATGGACTGGATCCATCGATAATGCATTTGAGGTATAGTCCAACAAAAGTGTCCCAGTTTTGTCTTTTTTTTTAATATATGTGTTGATCTCCAACCGTGTGATGAACTTGTCTTTATCCGTGAAGAATATGGGGCTTGAACAGTTGTACACATTAACACTCAAATAATATTTTGCCGTTTCTTCCAGCGCAAATAGTTTTACGGGAACCATTTCTATATCAGAATCATACTCGTGTATGTAGTCTTGAATCGTTTTTTGTTGATCAGAAGTTAATGCATAATTTATGTAGGTACTATAGGGTTGAATCGTAAAGGGCACATGAAATGTAGTCTTTGTAATTGCATTATAGGTCATAGGTGGCATTCCAGTCAGCAGTCCGTTGTATATGAATTTTAGCCATCGAAGTTGCATTAATTATAAAACAGTTATTTTCTTAAATTGTTTTATAAAGAAGCATCTACAAAATTGTAATATTGTTGTAAAATGAGAGAACCCATATCATCACCATATTGTGCTAGACGAATCGATGCCAATATGACCGCTTTTTTAGCATTATGGGTGAGAACATCATTGTGAAGAACATCTTGAATGAAATCATGATTCGCGCTCAATATTTGATGTCCCACACCATCCACTTTCGGCAGAAACGATGATACTTGAAGAACCGCTTTCTTTCCCGTTTCTGTCTTTAACTCCATCATATGCCCCGTGTCTACAAATGGGAAGAAAGATTGTAACTGTAATGCGTTTGTTGCTGTATAGCATAACAAAAGGAACGGATAGTAAATACGCATATATTTAATCTTTTTATTATATTTTCTCAATATTAAGTTAAACATATTTTATCATTGATTCATATAATAAAGAATGAATCTTATTACATCTCTTTTTTGCTTTATCGTTCCATCTTCTTCTTATTTGTTAATGCCGGTGAAAAGAAAATTATTTTTTTTTCCCGCTTCTTTGAAAAATCCGTTGCCCCAAGAACTATATCGAGATTTCTTAGATGATTTAAACCAGACTTATGATGTGGAAGTGGTGACCTCTTCAAATGATTTGGAAAATACAACGGATGAGTTTCTTTTCATGTCCCATTCATCGGGAGCAATGAACATGATGGATGTGTACAGAAACACGCCAGAAGGAGTACCCAAAAAGGCAGTGTTGATTGATCCATTAGATTACAAAAAGTTTAATCAAAGTCCCAAAATGTTCTCTTTTGACTTGATGGCTCTGGATACCTATTTAAAAAATATATTTGAAATGGATGTGTGGGATGTTCTATCATCCTCTTTTTCAAACAACATAGAGTCAGAAAAGGAAAACAAAGACGAAATCATGATCATTCACCACAAGAGTTCGGCAACATGGCGTTATGTACCTTTGATTCCTCCAATCAACTTCTTGAAAATGAACACGGATGATTTGAAAAATGTGACAATACAAGAGAAAGTATTGAATGATCACAGTCATTTCGATATTCTGGATAAGCCATGGGCGAATCAGATCAACAAATTTAGTTTTCAAGAAAAGACAAAAGAAAATCGAGCATACGCGGACGAAGTTTTACCAATCATTAACGAGTTTTATAATAATTAAACTAACACAGAACTGTAAGATGGCATTTTTACCCCCTTCTACGCTACCTTCATATCGTCAAAATAAAATTATTGCTCACGAAACATTACAAGGTGCAGATTTGGGTATTCCCTTGAATATCATTGCCAATTTATTTACGAATTTGCATTATAATTACGATATAACCAAACCATATATGATTACTTTGCAATTTTTAATTGGATACTATACATACGGAAAAGATCGATATAAAGATGCACTTGACTATGAACGCACACCATTTGAAACAACAAAAAAAGATACATATATGACATTATTGAAATATCGACATATATATCAATTGAGTTATTGTGTTTCATTTTATTTGATTGGAATCATTTTAGCACAGCATTTGTCATTTGAACAGTTTGTTCCAGTATATTTATTGTTGTATTCAACTGAATATTATAAAGTTTTAAAAGAAACTATACCATTAGCCAAACCATTTTATGTCGCAATACTCTGGACATTTGCGACTTGTATTTTGCCCTGTGTTTTATATGAACAAAATTTTATGATTCTTTCAGATCCGCTTGATTACTTGCCGTGTGGGCTTAATTTATTTGCGCTCACAAATCTGGCAGATATAAATGACATAGAAGAAGATACTATAAATGATGTGAAAACGCTTCCCGTAATACTGGGAGAAGACCTCACCTATTCATTCGTATTTATTGCCCTAGCAAGTTCTTCTTTTCTGTTTGGGATTCATCCCAATTATTATGAACGACCTTATATCAATAGTTTATTTGAAATACAAAATATCGCGATTTCTTGTTTATGTGCTTATTCAAAATTCAAATCCTGATGATGTATCAAACGCGTCTTCTTTACATGATTTATCTGCAAGAGCATAGTCGCTGACCCGAGATTCGAAGAAGTTTGTCTTGCTTTCCAAAGAAATTAATTCCATAAAATCAAAAGGATTTGATGTATTAAATATTTTTTCAATACCAAGTTGTAATGCAAGACGATCTCCCACATATTCAATATATTTACTCATGAGGTCCGCATTCATACCAATCAATTTACACGGCAACGCATTACAAATGAACTCTTTCTCAATCTCAATGGCTTCGGTGATAATTTCCAATATTTTTTTTTTTATAAGTTTCTTTTCTAACTTATTGTACAGCAAAATCGCAAATTCCGTATGAAGAGCCTCGTCACGACTAATGAGTTCATTGCTAAAAGTAAGTCCCGGCATCAGTCCTCTTTTTTTCAACCAAAATATAGAACAAAAGCTCCCACTAAAAAATATTCCTTCGACGCAGGCAAACGCAATGAGGCGTGTAGCAAAACTGGATCGTTTGTCATTGATCCATTTTTGTGCCCATTTTGCTTTTTTATCAATACAATCAAAATGCCCCAAGGCATTAAACAGATCAAGTTTTTCTTCTTTGTCCTTTATGTAGGTGTCAATCAAAAGAGAATAAGTTTCTGAATGAATGTTTTCCATGGCAATCTGAAACCCGTAAAATGCTCGGGCCTCCGCCAATTGAACGTCTCCTAAAAATCGCAAACCCAAATTTTCTAACACAATACCATCGGATGCTGCAAAAAAAGCCAATATCATTTTAATGAAATATTTTTCATCATCACTTAGAGATTCCCAGTGGGATAAATCTTTCGATAAATCAATTTCTTCAGCTCTCCAGAAACAGTCCATTTGTTTTTTATACATTTTCCAGATGTCGTTGTCTTTTATAGGGAACATAACATATCTGCTATCATCTTCGGTAAGGAGTGGTTCAATGTTTGTGCGGGACATATTAAGAAAAAACGCTTTCTAAATAATATACAACAAGATTATTTTATATACATATAATTTATTAGTTAAAATAAATGGAAATTTATAATACTATATATACATGATGGACAATGCGGAATTAAATGAAAAATTATTAGAATCATTATTAAAGGAACAAAAATTAACGAGAGATCAAATAAAGCAATTGGTTCAATTGATTGAAGATTATCAAAAACATTGCGAAATCGATGACAATGTTTTACAAAAGGATATTCAGCTGTTACAAAATTATTTAATGAATGAATAAATTATGTTGTGTAATTATATATCATCCATATGCCTCCTAAAAAAACAAAAACTCAAAAATCAAAAAAAGGACAAGGTAAATCGAAAATGGTGAAATCAGTATCTTTGTTTGCTAAATTGTGTGCTTCTCCCTTACTCTTGTTTGTCGTTTTTTCGCTTGCTTTATACAAGCTCATGTTATTATGGCAAACCCAAGATAATGAATCCTTAATTCTATACCTTTTAATTGCGTTCGTTGTATACACTCAATGTAAGAACATGATATTAGTATTGGGCATTCCATTGATTGTTGTTAATATTCTTTTAGCAATGCGAAGTACTTTTTTCAATGAAGCTTTTGTCGATTATTCGTCATTTGATCCTTATTCTTTCCAAGAGTGGATCAAAGAATTTGCTGAAAGAGGTTATGATCGAGAATATGATGAATATGAGTATAAAAAATTCACGGAAAAATTAAACGATTTTGGTTCTCTCTCCACTTTCATGGAAAATGTGATGAAGCCAGAGAATCAAATGGTGAATGATATGGATACAACAAATACTCGATCTATTAATGAGCTCAAGGATTACATCATGCTGGTAAACTTTATGCCCAAAAAGGATCCAATGTATGATAGTGAACAAGCAGAATATATTCGGTTGATTGTCAAAGAATATACTTCCTTTATCCGAAATAACTCACCTACGCAAGAAGAAGAAGACAAAGAAGAAAAGGCAACCGATGAAAATGAAAATAAAGATACGGAAACAAAAATGAAGAAAGAAGGAGAAGAAAGTGAAGAAAGCGAAGAAAGCGAAGAAGAAAAAATGAGAAAAAATATGGATACGATTGAAGAGTTCAAGAAGGGAATGGAAGGTCTCACGAATATATTAAAGGCCTCAAAGAAGAATTAATCTTCGTTTTCGATTGAACTCAAAATAATTCTCAAATCATTCTCCGATAAAAAGTGTAGAAGAGTTCTCATATTTTTTTTTCTCTTGTCATCTTTCTTCGTAAATTTTATTATGGGTTGAATAATACTATTTTCTATGGTGTCAGCAGAAATATGTGGAAATGTGGGAATAGGTGGTTTCAATTCTTTCAACTGGGTTAGAATATCATTAAATGATATTAATCGTTCATTTATAATGTCTTTTGGTGTTTTTATACCATACATGATTTGAAGTGCAATTTCCACAATGTCATCTTCATCATTCTCTACATATTCTTTTACGCCTTTTAGCAGATTGTCATTATTTTGAGATAAATTCGTATTTTCATTCTGATATAGTAAGAATTCTTTTTTAGCCGAATGATGTCCAACATGTTCGGGATTGGGAATTTTCGGGAGGGACACAGTTTCATTAAAGTTATTCAGATCATCATTCGCAATAAAGTTATTCAGATCATCCTTCGTAATAAAGTCATTACTCCTGATTTTATTTTCATAATGTTCTTTAAAATATTGAAGAAATAGTTTCTTTGATTGTAGATCATTATTGTAGTTTTGTCCTAGTTTTCGTTTGAACGCTTTCTTATTGTAAAAATGTATAAGCTTTTCATTGTCTTTTGCTATTTCTAAAATATTTTTATCGTTCATCATGGGATTGTAATATATATATAATTAAATAATAATTAATTATATATAATCATGGAGAAAAATATAACTTTTAACATCTATCAATCAGATGCATCCGCGCCAGTCGATTTATCATTTAATTATGACTTTGTACCAAAAAAAACACAATATAAAACAATTATTTCCGAAAATGAATTTGGGGACATTATCTTTGAGGCGAACGACAAAAAGACAAAAGAAAAATCAGTTAATTTTGGTGGAAGATTGTATCATCTACATCGTATTATTTTGACTAAAAATATTAAATATGATAGCGGACAAGATACATTTGTTGTGATTGAAGTTGTAGATGATTACAATGATAAATTGCGCATTGTCCTTCCATCTACAGAAATCGGTGAAAATGAAATTGTCCCAAATAATATGAAAGAATTAACACAACTGTTCCAAACTGCGAAAGATGATAATAAACAAAAAGGACAGAAAAAAAAAATAAACATAAACGGATTAATTAGTCCACGACTGTATTCTTATTACGAAGATGAGAATGCGAAATATATCTTATATGAAGAAAGTACAGTACGATTAAACACAACAAAAGATAATATATTGAGGAAAGGAAATTTGGATTATGTTCAGGTTTCGGGAGACGAAATCAAAATTTCATCATCAGTTGGAATGAATAAGGCGTTATCAGATGTGCAATTGTTTGATGATATTTATATTGATTGTTCTCCTATAGATAATCCAAGTATTAACAATCAAATTGTGAAACCAAAAGAATTGTATTCCATTCGACCACTGTTTAATACCAAAGATTTGGGAATAAACAGTAAATTTTTTATCATGCTTTTTATTTCTGTCATTGTGTGTGCTTTATGTTTTTATGTGGTACCTAATATTACGAAACAATTTCCGATAGCAATACAATATATCCAATCGATTATGAATGGAGAACGTATTTCATTGGATAAGAATGCATCTGGTGATAATAATACATCTAATGCAATAAACATTTTTTCATATATTATTTTATTAGGTTCTTTCATATTAGCGACCTATCAACTATCCAAGCGTTCTTTTGGTACATCCTATAAAAAATATAAAAAAAACATCGACATTTCATCGGGAATATTTGGAGGATTTCTGATCCTGTTTTATTTAAAATACTTTATTGAAAAATTGATGTCCATAAAACGAATGACAGAATATGATCAAAAAAGAGATGAAGTAATCGCTTTTGTGATGAACATTGCTATACCGATTGGAGTAATATTCCTTATTACTTATTGTGTAACTCGTCTGCTTCTACCGGAAATGCTAGTGCCTAAACTCACAGAAGTAGCTTATTATTCTTTGTTTTTGTATGCGATTTATTTCATTTTGAATTGTATGATTAAACAAGGTGATTCGAGTGAAGGTGGAAATATAGCGAATAATCCTCCGTCATATGATAATGCCAAACACATGTAATACTCTTAAACAGTGTCAAATGTCATGGCGGTTTCACTCGAATTGGCAACAAACACAACATTTGAATTTTCAGATTTTTTGATAATAGGAGCCATTTTCTGAATCGTATTTAGTTCGACTTTGTCGCTTTCGTGTTTTTCTACATTAACATTGAGTTTTTTCATCACATTGGCGGAACGCTTATACATGCTCGTGTATTGATCGCTTCCTTTTACGCATTCGTATAAATATATTAAGAATAAGATTCCTACAATGGGGTTCAAAAAGATAAAAATTAGAAGTAACATAAACAAAGAAGCCACCATACCAAATGGTGTATTTAAAATTCTTTTCATTTCGCTTTCAACATTGAGTTCAAAAATGATAAGAATGGCAAGAATGAATCCTACCACATTATTCGGAGTAACTGCTTTCAGTATTTTTTTCATGGAACTTTTCACAGACATTATTTTATATAGTACACAAATAAAAAATTGAAAATAAATTAGTTCTTATTCCACGATGTACATTATGGAAAATTACATTGGTACAAAAGGATACACAATACATAAATCGAACTTTACTCAGACACAATTACAAGAATTCAGAAATATTCTTACGGTGAAACCGAACAGCGGAATCAATGGATTTGCATCAACGGTTCAATATCCAATTTATCGAGAATCCACGAATAAAATGTATTTTCCAAGGTATTTTGGACTGGATACTCTTGGTGCTTGTAAAAAGAATGTCTTATCGAAAGGAGTACCAATTTCCGTAGAGTTTCAAGGAAATTTGTTCGAATATCAAGAAAATATAGTTAATAAGTTTATTTCCCATGTAGGTGAAAGTGGTGGAGGTCTTTTAGATGTGGAGCCGGGAAAAGGAAAAACAGTAATGGGACTAAATATATTGGGTAAATTAAATACAAAAACTCTTGTAGTTGTGCATAAGACCTTCCTATTGAATCAATGGAAAGAACGCATCCTACAATTTATACCAGGAGCTAAAGTAGGTTTGATCCAAGGTCAGATCTTAGATGTGGAAGACAAGGATATTGTAATTGGTATGTTACAAACATTGTCAACTAAAGAATTTGATGATTCGATCATAAAACAGTTTGGACTTACCATATATGATGAATGTCATCATCTTAGTGCCGAGGTATTCTCAAATGTTATGATTCGCATTCATACTAACTATGTTCTTGGTTTAAGTGGTACTATGACTCGAAAAGATGGATTGACAAAAGTATTCAAATATTTTATTGGTCCCGTGGTACATAAAGAAAAAACGGATTTAACCACATGTGTATTGATTAAATCTGTTTTATTTGAAGATCCATATAATGATGACTATAACGAAGTAGAAACCGATTTCAAAGGCAATCCAATGTATAGCCGAATGATTACAAAGTTATGTACGAATGAAAATCGTACATCAATGATTACAAATATAATTCATTTTGAATTACAAAAAAACCCAAATCAACAAATCATGATATTAGCTCACAATAAAGTATTAATACAAGAACTATACACTCAAATAACCATATTCGAAGAAAGTGTTGGATTTTATTTGGGGGGCATGAAGGATTCTCAATTAAAAGAAACGGAAACCAAGAAAATAATTATTGCAACTTACGCCATGGCTTCCGAAGGACTGGATATCAAAACATTAACCACCTTGGTGATGGCAACACCTAAATCGGATGTTTGTCAGTGTATCGGTAGAATATTGAGAAGCAAACATACAAACCCTCTTGTTGTAGATGTTGTAGATAGTCATGAAATATTTAAGCGTCAGTTTGTAAAACGAAAAACCTATTATCATAAAAAGCATTATTGTATTCAAAAGTATTTAAACTACACCGATTATCAACAAGATATATATACAAGTGAAACAAAGGGAACAAATAAAAAAGCACCCTCCAAACCAAAAAAATGTTTTCTTAATATTCAGGATTATGTTTCTTAAATAAACATCCTTCAGAAGTAAGATTATTAATAGTAATAAATAAATTTGGATCTTTTAAATCGCAATTTTTCATCCATATTTTCAATATACAAAATTTTTTCTTTGGACTCAAAGTGATGCCATTTATATTCGCTTGATACTGTTTATTCTTTGTAATTGAAGAACCAATTACATTAAAATAAACCTCTTTCCACACTTGTTCAACATCCTTGTTTAATACTTTAAATGAAAAACATCCTCCATTTTTATTATGATCATCTTCCCACATTGGCTTAATATCATCTTTCATGAGAAACATCATCGATTTTTTTATTAAATCATAATGAATTTCATCATTTAATAAAATTGCATCTTCTACAGATTGAAAATTTAAAATATTATTGTAACTGCTGAGATTCCATTCATGGGTATCATGTAAATGTAGATAGAATGTCCAACTGTTTCTTAGAGAATTGAATGATGAATCACGCATAAAGCAAAGAGACCGTATATAATATCTATATATTATCTTTAAACTGTTATTTTCATATGTCTTAACTGTAAAATATATACAAGGGGTCTTTAGAAGAGGAATGAAGAGACTTAATTTTATCCTCGGGTTCCAATCCGAACACATGAAATAGAATGATCATCATATAAGTGTAAAAAATAAAGGGCAAAAAGACAATAATCCACGAAATAATGGTCATTTTTCGAAGGCAAAGTAATTGAAGCAATAAAGTCATGAGGGTACCAACCAATAATTGTAATATTGCTTGTTTGTTTTGTTTTTTGTGAATGGCAATAATTACATGAATTAATATAAATGTAAAATAAATAAGTGCTGGGCTACAGAATTTTGCAAATAACATGTATTTATATTGAAAGTATATAAAAATAAATCTTCTTTTTTTTTAATGGACACAGAACAAACAGAACTAATTAATCGGATCAAAAGACAAACCAATTATACAGAAGAAGAAATCATAGAAAAATTAAAAGATTTTGACAACGATGAAGAAAATGTAATTCGAGATTTTCATGGTATTTTGGAACCTGTTGTTTCAAATACACAAATGAGTAATAATCAAAAAATATTCAAAGCGATTCGAGAAAAGTTTTAAGGGTTTAAAAATTCTCCAACAATAAAATTGAAAAGAATAACACATATACGCATCGTTCTATAAATAATGAAACCGACTCATGAAAAATATGCGACAGCCTTTCTGGGAACTATCCTTATAGTTCTATTTGGTGCTCTTTGTTTGATTGTTGTGTTGATATAATCGTCATTTAAAAAATTTCATGGACATGTTTCCCCTTCTGGAATCCCTGATGTTTGGTCCATCCATGATATTATGATATATGATTTTATCACTCGGATTATATAAAGATTTAAATGTAGTAACATGTAACATACTTGTATGGGCTTCATATTCATAGTGATATTTTTCTAATGATTGGATTCCATCTTTTTCATGATAATGTGGATTTGAAAATTTTCTGATATTCCGTCTTTCAATGGTCTTTTGCATACTGTCCATAAAATGCAAAATTTCCATCGAGTCTATTGTATAGAATTGAGAACGGTTTATGGGTATTTCTTTCTTCAGTGCTCTTCTTTGTAATTCATTATCTTCAAATCCCCAATTCCAATAATTAGGAAATCCATTTAATTGTTCAAAATCCCGAGCCCGAATGCTTACGATACCACCCAATACAAATTTGAATCCGTAGAAATGCTTGATTTCACCAAAAGATACATCATAATTCAATAAATTTTTTTCATAAGGCACGGTATCGACATCATTAAAAATAAGAATCATTGAGGAATAATCCTCTGGATATGTTTCCTTGATGTATATGAATCCCATATTTTTCATTGCTCCACGATTGAAAGGCAAATTATTTTTCTGATGCACATACAAAATAAGATACGAATCTTTATCATAATCTTCCATAACATAACTCATATATTTTCGGAAAAAGGTTAAATGCGGTATTCTATCTCGATAGGGAACAATAAACACATAAGAAGGTGGCATTTATTTTTTATATAACGGTTTATTATATTTTTCAATGATTGAACTGGGAAGAAGATTTGAATGATACGATTGTAATTTTTTGCAACACTTATTTATGGTGACTTCACTAATCGTACTTATAAGATGAATTTGTTGCTTGGAGATATTGAGATTACAATGCATGGATACATAATAGATGATGCCTGCAGCAATTGAATTAGGTGTGTTTTCTGGTATATAGTTATTCGATTCAACAATTTTGGCAATGAAAGAACACAACTTTGTTAGTTCAATGTTTATATTTAATTTACTACAAAAACGGGCAATAAAGGTCATGGGAGTTGTTTTCGTCATACATGTGGATTGCTTTAATGTGTCATTCATTTCCAAATCATTTAGAATATTCATGGCATTTTTACATCCTTTTGTTGCACTACTGTTGTCCAACTGAAATATGGTTGCGATTTCACGAGATGTGCGTGGATTTTTATTAATACTAAAAGAAATATAAATGGATGCGGCCAATATACCATCGCGATTCAAACCTCGAAATGTTTTAGCTTCAGATAATTTATCGTAGTAACGAATCGCATCATCAATGATAATTTTGGGAATACCCGAGTTTTTGGCAATGAGTGTAATAATTTGGAAATCGTCGTATTTTGATTTCTCTTTGTATGGCATACTTTGCCATTCTGTGTAACGCTTGATTTTTCGCATTTCATACGACGAAGAAGAGGAACACATCACTTTACAACCGTAAGAGGATTCTACAAGCAGTGGGTTGATTGGCATACCACATCGCGTAGGATCCGTGGTATTGTTGTCGTCTGCGCCGTAATATCTCCATTCCGCTCCAAAATCAATCATATCTTTGTATAATTTTCCACATTGAGGATTGCTACAAAACAGAAACCCATTTTCTTGATAATATAGTTGTCCTTCACATATGGAACATTTATTTGTTTCAATGACATTATTTTTTTCGTAAATACATTCAATATTTGTATTTTTTTCTCCCTTTTCTTCTTCATCAATGAGTGACCAAGCTGTTTTATGTTTATTCGCATGTTTTCTAGAGTGTTTTATTTTTTTTGTTTTGGTCGTGGGAGTTAGATAAAGATAATCCATTATACTTTTGATTATATTCTTATGTGTATTTGAACTTAAATTTATTTTCAATTTTATTTTGAAAATATAAATATATATTATATACACACATGGGTAATTTATTCTCTACCAATCATAGCACAGAAGAAAGCTATAATACCACAAATACAACGAGTCTTATTTCACATATTGATAAAATAGCAACAAATTATATTTTAACACAAAGTATGATGGATATGCTTCGTTTTACCGATAAGGAATACTATGATAATATGATTATATTGACGGCTTATATCTTAAAAAATCAATTAACAAGTTTAGATTTGGGTATTGTGAAACATCGAGTGATGAACGGTTACGAAGATTTAAATAACAATATGAATACGAATCATTCAGTATATGTATCCAATACAAATCGATTGAAAGAAATTACTTTGAACAATGAGAAAAAGAAAGAGAAGGCCTTATTATTGGTATCAAAATTTTACATAAAAATTATGTCTATATTTAGTGCAATAACGGCAACAATCGATCCACAATATGTATATGAAGATGAAAACGGTGAAAAGCGTTTCTTTTTCTTGAAAGACTACGATAGTTATACAAAACTCGATCCATCCACAAAAAAATTAAAGGTAAGTCAATTAGATAATCCAATCGCATTTATTCAAAAGCGTTTGGCTATTTTGAAAAATAAAATGAATCCCGCAAATGACAATACAAATAATGAGTTTATGGTTATCAACCCAGGTGAAAAATTATGCGAATTGACGAGTCAATCGATCTATGATGAAATCGGTATTAAAGAATTGGATGCTTTGTATTACGATGTGTATGACTACACCGAACACAAGTGGAATCAAAGATCAGAAACAATGCAAGAGAAATATGAAGAAGATTTATTGAAATTTTATCAAATATTTACCGGAAAAAAAGACAAACCGGATTCAATTCAATCCTTTGCTGATGTAGAGAGTCTCGATTTTAATCATTTGAAGCGATGCGTGAACCGTGACTATTTTGAGGATTTGATGATATCTAAAAAGGATTCTCTTTTTCTTCATTACATTGATAAAATCGAAAAGATTCAGAGCATCACAAAGGCGTATAAACAAAAACTTTTATTTATTTTGAAACAAATTTTTATCCCAAGTGAAACGAACCATGAAACTGCGTTTGTCATTTCATCCAAATTAAATATGGAATCATTGCTTCATTATCAAGATGAAGTGAAGAACATTATAAATCAGATTTACATGAATTGTGAACGACTTTTTATTGAAGCACTGGTTTTGTATGAAAAAATGTATGAAAAGCAGCATGGCGAGCTAACAGAAAATAAAATTAGGAATATTAATGAATCCATTCAAAAAGGAGAGTTGAATGTCTTAGATGAAACATCTTTTGTATCATCTCCGCAAGAAGCGACGGATATAGAAAAACCACCTATTGTATTTCCGCCCAATGCTCCAGAAGTCTATGCATCTCCGGAAGCGTTTGTGCCACCACCTCCCGAGGTTCCTATGGAGACGCCGCCTGTCATCCCATCGATTCCGGCGGTTGCGTCTCCCCCGGATGTCTCTGTTGAGTCACCTCCGATGCCAGTAATGGAACATCCGAAGTCATATGCTTTACCTGTGGAGACATCAATTTCTCCTGCCCTGCCAACGGTGGTGCCTCCACCCCAAGTATTCGAAGCACCTGTGACATCGGATACATCTGTTGTTCCAATACAAACACCGCCACCAGAATCGCAAACTCAATTGAATATTTCGGTGGAAGAAGGAAACCTAATTTCACCAGGTGTCATGGCAGAAACGCCTTTGGTATCATCAGAAAGCCCTCCCGTAAATTCCATGGGCATTCCCATACACTCAACCGGAGAACAAAAAGCACCGCAAGCGCTCAATAGCTTTGGTATGCCGGTTTCTTCAACCGATGTAGCTCAACCACCAATGA